TCATAATTCTCGGCGAGCATCATATATACATACAACAATCTCGTACGAGACATCAGGTATCATACTTGCATCTCGCCGAGATATGTGCTATAATCATAGAGTACTCACACAATCCCACGAGATATGTACGACGACTACGATCTTGATTACATGTACACAAACGATTATGCACGAGATCATGATGAGGATGTGCGAGATCATGATGAGGATTATGCGCGAGATACACACGATTTCGGCGCACTAGCATATCGTCATTACGCATAATATCATAACATCGCACGAGAATTATGATCACAACACACAAGCGCACAGTTACGGTTACATTAGACATCACGTGTTATGATGATCTAGATGTAGAGAATATGGACTGGAAAGAGCTACTAGAACTCGAAGGAGACGAGGAAGTTCATTGTAGCATCAAAGACCACGATCCGTTCTAGTCTTGTGCCAGTTGTATAAGTGTCACATAACCCCTTGCGGATGGATCTGCGAGGGGTTATATTACATTCGTTGCTGACACAAACACCAATGAAAACCAACACTCAATTCACGATCAAACTGGATCTGGAAGAGATGACAATTCTTCGTGATCTTGTGCGAATTGGTATGAAATCAAAGTACTATCGTGATTATATCAAAGAAGAGATTGATGATCTCGAATGTGAAGAAATCCGTCATCATAATATGCTGGCAGTTACACAGTTTGTGAATCTGAGCCCTGTGAATTCAATTGAGGCGATGTTTGATACAAAATTGTTTGAGGGTGTTGTGACAGTCTGAGAAGTGGCACAAGGGGGGTTGCAATGCCCCCCAGATCCTGATACATTACATTCGTTCCTGAAATTCCTCCAATGTCCGTGACCTTCCAAGCAAACTACAAAGAAGTCTTTGCACTTGAAACTGTTGAGAAGATTGATGAATTGGTAGAAGACAATTACGATCTGGATGATATCCTGGAGTTCATTGATCAGAACTCTGAGGCAGCATTTCTTGAGTATTATGAGGAGTATTGCTCTGCAGGCGAGAACATTGGTTACGATGTAGTTGATGCATTCGTTAAGTATCACGGTTCAATGAGTTATGTTGAGCACGTGGAAGATGCCTATCGTGGTTGTTATGATGATGAGGAAACTTTTGCCGAAGAATATTATACTGAAATTTACGGTGAAGTTCCATCCTTCCTAGTCGTTGATTGGGAAGCAACCTGGAATTCTTCACTTCGTTATGATTTTGATTTCGTGGAAGGTCATATGTTCCTAAGCAGTTTCTGATTAATCTGGGAGGCAGCAATTGTCTCCCATTTTTTATACCTAAGTCAGCTGCCCCTGTGCCAATTCGTAAAGTGGCACAACCCCCATAGACTTTTGCCCCGATCCGTTCTACATTACATTCGTACCTGAGAGACCCACAATGTTTGATGAACTTTGGTCCGAGATTCAAGATGCTCCTGGTGAGATTTTTGATATGGACATTCCCGAACTTCGTGACGAGAAGTTTGATGTGAATGAGTACCTCAATTCTAACTACGATTACTGAAATGACCAAAACTTCTCTCACTTCTGACGACATTCAAAACCTTCTTACTCTCATTGACTTTCATGATGATTGGGATGAGGTAAAAGAAGTCTGGGGTTTTGATATTGAACCCCTGTTTGATAAACTCCATGCCATGCTTGAAGATGCCTGAAACTATGACATTCACTGGTGACGCTGTTACCTTCCTTGGTTTGATTGGTGTAATTAGCACCGCAATCATCGTGATTACGGTGTTTCGTTCCTTCGGTAATTCTCCTCTTCGTAAATGACATCAACAATTTACGTTCGGTTCTCTTATGATGACAAAGTTTCGGAGGAAGTTCCTATTCACGTTGGTCTAGATCTATCAAAGAACTCTAACAGAAAACGGTTACTCAATCGTCTGTTAAAGTCTAATCCTAACGTCACCGAAGTTTCTTTCAACAAATGACACTCACCACCCTACGACTTACTGAAGTTCAGTTTGATTTTGATGATTTAGATTTCACCCCAGAACAACAACAAGAAGTTATAGATTCTGTTCTTGGTGGTACTTTTGATTTTGAGTTTGATGATGACGTTGATGAGGAAACTGTTGCTATGGCATTAGTTGAAGAGGTGACAGATTACACTGGTTGGTGTGTCTGTTCTCTCGATTATGTGACAGTTGCCTAACTGCCCACCAACTGCCCCAGACCCCCCAATTCCGTGCCATACTATCGGTATGAAACAAACCAACTCCAACCCCTACGTCGCAACCCTGATTGAAATGGGATACGATGAGGCAGACTGCCGCATGGTCTCCGTTGCTGGTCAGGATGCCACCTATCCCCGCACGATCCACGGGCGGACCTTTGAGACCAAAGCAGAATACGATGAGGCACTGGCAGACTTCCTCAACGGGATGTGACAGTTCCGGAACTGACCACCAAACCACCCATTGCCCTCAAAACCTGGTATTCTAAAGGAATGAAAAACACCCATCTAGAACACGCCGAAGATTCTATCCTGACGGGCGATCTGTCAGTGTTAGATTGGTTCGTCAATCCTGGTCATCTCAGTGTTAAGATTGACGGAGCTCCTGCTATAGTCTGGGGCACGAATCCTGCAACTGGAAACTTCTTCGTCGGGACCAAATCTGTCTTCAACAAAGTTAAAATCAAAATCAACGAATCTCATGATGAAATTGATGCGAACCACAACGGTCAAGTTGCAGAAATTCTCCACGCTTGTTTTAATTTTCTTCCTTTTACAAACACCATTTATCAAGGGGATTTTATCGGGTTTGGTGGATTTTCTGAATACACCCCCAACACCATCACCTATCAGTTCCCTGAGGTAATTGAGCAGCAAATTATCATTGCACCTCACACTTGCTATTATGCTGAGAAGGATCTTCGTGATGCTGTAGCAATGCCTGATCGTAGCATCTGGAATGATACCGACACGGTGAAGTTTGTGCAACCTACTGCCTCTATCTTTGCTGGTGCCGAATACTTTGCCGACCTTAAAGAGGTGTGCAAGTTTGCTAAGGTAATGGCACTTGGCGTTGAGTTTGTAGAACCTAAAGTTGCTGCCAAAATCAAACAGCAACTCAATGCCTGCATTCGTGAAGGTAAGGAGATCAATCCTGATGACTTTGAGAATGCCAACCTGATCAGTTTCTGGAAGTTGGTAAAGTCTATCAAAGAGGATGCATTGTACCTCTGCCGCAATGATGGACCCGCAGCATACATCAACGGCAACCGAATTGATGCCGAAGGTTATGTGATGACCAATGAGTTTGGTATGTTCAAACTGGTCAATCGTGAGGTCTTCAGCTATGCTAACTTCAATCAGGGGAGGTTCCAGTGTGCCAATTGACAAGGTGGCACACACCCCCTGGCAATGACCCCTAGGGGGTGCCATAATATGTTCATAAGGGGAGGAACGGCGGGAGCAATCCCACAGACCCCTTTCCACACTGTAGGGGAGATCGGTGCCCCATCTCAAACCATTTCACCTTTAGAATGAAAACTTCCACCAAGTTCGTGATCATCAAAGAGTGCGGCAATTGGGTCAAAACTGCCAAAGAAGTTCAAAAACCGATTAACTCCTGGGATGCTATTACCAAAATGATTGATGATATTTTTGATCAGTCAATGGAGGATTATGCTATCCTGCACAAACCCTTCAATCTGCGCCTGATGTGACAGCTGGGAAACTGGCACAACCCCCCCTAGACCACACCCCCTGACCTGCTACAATTAACACATCAACCAAAGGAGACCAACCAATGCGGAAGATCGAACGCCAAATGAACGCTGCCATCACCAACAAGGTTGATTGGAAACTGAAAAACACTGAAGTTCAGTTTATCGACGGCGTGAGTTTTGTATTCCTTCACGGGAACAAAATTGCAGAAGTCGGCGACAACTTCCTTCGCCTCTTTGATGGCGGTTGGCAGACCACTACCACCAAGTCCCGCCTGAATGCTATTCTTCAGGAGCACGGATTGCCTGGCGAATGTGTATTCCAAAAGAACTGGACTTGGTTCCTTCGGTCTAAGTGGGGAACTGAATTCTCTGTGATTCCTTTCTTCTCCTCCATGCGCCTGGCATAACATCAAAGAGAATGGGATGCGCTCTAAAGACACCCTCACTCAAACCACCCTGTTTTACACTTTATCATGACTTTTGAAATTGCCTCTGCTCTGCTGAACCGTGCCAACACTGGCGCCGATCTGCTGCAGATCCTGGACAGCATCGCCGCCGATCAGGAGGCGGGCACTGTAACCGATACCGATGGCACTCCCATCATCTGGTGACAGTCTGACAGCTGGCACACCCTCTGCCAAACCGGCGGGGGGTTGCCTGTAGGATAAGGAAGAACCAAACGACCTCACCCCCTCATGACCAGCAACACCTACAACGGTTGGGCAAACTACCAGACCTGGAATGCCGCCCTTTGGATCGGCAATGATGAGTTCCTCTACAACACTGCCAAAGCGTGTGTGGAATTCTGCGGATCCGATGAGACCCCCTGGGCAAAATTCGTCCGCTGTATGACCGATGGTCAGATCGGGCGGATGCTGGGGCAGACCCGTGATGGGGTCAAGTGGAACGATCCTGCCATTGATGAGGCAGAGATGCTGGAGATGATGGGCGAGCTCTAAGGGGTCGCCCCCCCC